GCTCAAATGGATCAAATGGTTCTTCTGGTACTTCTGGTTCAAATGGATCAAACGGAAGCTCAGGAACATCAGGTTCTAATGGATCGAGTGGAAGCTCAGGAACGTCAGGTTCTAATGGATCAAGTGGAACTTCCGGTTCAAGTGGAACTTCTGGTTCTAATGGATCAAACGGAAGCTCAGGAACTTCAGGTTCAAATGGTTCTTCAGGAACTTCAGGTTCAAATGGCTCAAATGGTTCAAGTGGAACTTCAGGTACTTCAGGTTCAAATGGATCAAACGGTTCAAGCGGAACATCAGGTTCAAATGGATCTAATGGATCAAGCGGAACATCCGGTACATCTGGTTCAAACGGATCAAATGGAAGCTCAGGAACTTCAGGTTCAAACGGCAGCTCTGGTACGTCAGGTACATCTGGTTCAAACGGATCAAATGGTTCTTCAGGTACTTCAGGCTCTAATGGATCTTCTGGAACTTCTGGTTCTAATGGCTCAAGCGGTACATCCGGCTCTAATGGTTCAAATGGTAGTTCAGGAACTTCAGGTTCTTCTGGAACAAGAGGTACTTCTGGTACTTCTGGTACTAGTGGAACTTCAGGAACATCAGGCTCAAACGGATCAAATGGTTCTTCTGGAACATCTGGAACTTCAGGTTCAAACGGCTCAAATGGAAGCTCTGGAACTAGTGGAACCTCAGGGTCTAATGGTTCATCTGGAACTTCTGGTTCTAATGGTTCAAGCGGTTCATCTGGTACTTCTGGAACAAGAGGTACTTCTGGAACTTCTGGTACTTCAGGTACTTCCGGTTCTAATGGTTCTTCTGGAACTTCTGGTACTTCCGGTTCTAATGGTTCTTCTGGAACAAGTGGTACGTCTGGTTCAAATGGATCAAATGGAAGCTCTGGTACCTCTGGTTCTAATGGATCAAACGGAAGCTCAGGAACTTCAGGTTCTAATGGCTCAAGTGGAACATCTGGTTCAAACGGATCAAATGGAAGCTCTGGAACTTCTGGTACATCTGGTTCAAATGGCTCAAGCGGAAGCTCAGGAACTTCAGGCTCTAATGGAAGCTCAGGAACGTCGGGTTCAAACGGATCAAACGGTTCTTCAGGAACTTCTGGTTCAAGCGGTACATCCGGTTCTTCTGGCACAAGAGGTACTTCAGGTACTAGTGGTACCTCAGGTACATCAGGTTCAACTGGTACTTCTGGAACAAGCGGTACTTCTGGTTCTAATGGATCAAATGGAAGCTCAGGAACTTCAGGTTCAAACGGTTCAAACGGGTCAAGCGGAACTTCAGGTTCTTCCGGCTTAACTGGTAGCTCAGGAACTAGTGGAACTTCCGGTTCTAATGGTTCTAGTGGTACATCAGGTTCAAACGGTTCTAATGGTTCTTCAGGAACGTCAGGGTCAAACGGTTCTAACGGTTCTTCAGGAACGTCAGGGTCAAACGGATCTAATGGTTCTTCTGGAACTTCAGGTTCTAACGGTAGCTCAGGAACATCTGGTTCAAATGGATCAAACGGTAGCTCAGGAACATCTGGTTCAAATGGCTCTAATGGTAGCTCAGGAACTTCAGGATCTTCAGGAACAAGAGGTACTTCAGGTACTTCTGGTACTAGTGGAACTTCAGGTTCAAACGGTTCATCTGGAACTTCAGGAACAAGCGGTTCAAACGGTTCAAGTGGAACTTCAGGTTCTAATGGATCAAATGGAAGCTCAGGAACTTCAGGTTCAAACGGTTCTTCTGGCACATCAGGTTCTAATGGTTCTTCTGGAACTTCAGGAACCAGAGGTACTTCTGGTACATCTGGAACAAGCGGAACTTCCGGTTCAAACGGATCAAACGGAAGTTCTGGTACATCAGGTTCTAATGGCTCAAATGGATCAAGCGGTACTTCTGGTTCTAATGGCTCAAATGGTAGTTCAGGAACTTCAGGTTCTAATGGATCAAATGGAAGCTCTGGTACCTCAGGGTCTAATGGTTCTAATGGTTCTTCTGGAACTAGTGGAACTTCAGGTTCTAATGGATCTTCTGGAACATCTGGTACTTCAGGTTCTAATGGCTCAAACGGTAGCTCTGGTACTTCCGGCTCAAATGGTTCTTCAGGAACATCTGGTTCAAATGGATCAAACGGTTCAAGTGGAACGTCAGGTTCTAATGGTTCTTCTGGAACTTCAGGAACAAGAGGTTCTTCTGGAACTTCGGGAACAAGCGGAACATCAGGTTCAAATGGTTCTAACGGCTCAAGTGGTACCTCAGGTTCTAATGGATCAAATGGTTCTTCTGGAACTTCTGGTTCTAATGGATCAAATGGTTCTTCTGGAACTTCAGGTTCTAACGGTAGCTCAGGTACTTCCGGTTCTAACGGCTCAAGCGGAACCTCAGGTTCAAACGGCTCAAATGGTTCAAGTGGAACTTCAGGTTCAAACGGCTCAAATGGTAGCTCAGGAACATCTGGTTCAAACGGAAGCTCAGGAACTTCAGGTACTTCAGGTTCAAATGGTTCTAATGGCTCAAGTGGAACATCAGGTTCAAATGGTTCTTCAGGAACATCAGGTTCAAATGGATCAAACGGTTCAAGCGGTACTTCTGGTTCAAATGGTTCAAACGGTTCTAGTGGAACTTCAGGTACCTCAGGCTCTAACGGCTCAAATGGTAGCTCAGGAACATCCGGCTCAAATGGTTCTTCAGGAACTTCTGGAACAAGAGGTACTTCAGGTACTTCTGGTTCAAACGGTAGCTCAGGAACATCCGGCTCAAATGGTTCAAACGGTTCAAGCGGTACGTCTGGCTCAAACGGTTCTTCGGGAACTTCTGGTTCAAATGGTAGCTCAGGAACCTCTGGTTCAAACGGTTCAAGCGGTAGCTCAGGAACATCCGGCTCAAATGGTTCAAACGGTTCAAGCGGTACTTCTGGCTCAAATGGAAGCTCAGGTACTTCAGGTTCTAATGGTTCTAACGGAAGTTCTGGTACATCAGGTTCAAATGGCTCAAATGGATCTTCAGGTACATCAGGTTCAAATGGTTCTAACGGAAGTTCTGGTACATCAGGTTCAAATGGCTCTAACGGAAGTTCTGGTACATCAGGTTCTAATGGTTCTTCAGGAACTTCCGGCTCAAACGGCTCAAACGGCTCTAGTGGAACTTCTGGTTCAAATGGCAGTTCCGGTACTTCAGGAACACGTGGTACTTCTGGTACATCCGGTTCTAATGGAAGCTCAGGAACGTCCGGCACATCAGGCTCAACTGGAGCAAGTGGAGCAGCAATTAGTGACGGTTGGGATTGGGGTACTCCATTAGCCAGTACTAAAATTTATAGTAATAATGGTAATTTAGATGCTGCAACTTCTCTATTAAACATAGCGGAAGTTTCATTAACTTCAACCAATTATAGTGGAGTGTATCCATCAATTGGTACTGGCACACTAATTAAGACAAATGGTGGAATTGGTGGTCAAATTGTATATTATAGAACAACTGGTGTAGGTTTTGATACTGGAATATATTGGGAATTTCCAGTAACTTATGTTTCAGGTACACCTTGGACGCCATCTGCTGGCACTGATATTATTGTTGACATATCTGCTGCAGGTGTATCAGGCTCGTCTGGTACTTCAGGAACACGTGGTACTTCAGGTACTTCAGGCTCAAATGGTTCTTCTGGAACCTCAGGTTCTAATGGATCAAATGGAAGCTCGGGTACATCAGGTTCTAATGGTTCTTCTGGAACTTCAGGTTCTAACGGATCAAACGGTAGCTCTGGTTCTTCTGGAACACGAGGTACGTCAGGAACCTCTGGTACATCTGGTTCAAACGGTTCTTCTGGAACATCAGGTACTTCAGGTTCTAATGGCAGCTCAGGTACATCAGGAACTTCAGGATCAGCTGGTACTAGTGGTACAAGTTTTATATGGAAAGGTATTTGGGTTGGTGGTACTCTTTATGCGATTAATGATGTAATTTCATTTAACGGAAGTTCTTATATTTCTATAGTATCAAGTAATATAGGAAATAACCCGTCTACTAGTCCAGCGCAATGGACGCTAATGGCATCTGCTGGGTCAAACGGCTCATCAGGTACAAGTGGTACATCAGGCTCAAATGGTAGCTCTGGAACTTCTGGTTCAAATGGCTCAAATGGAAGTTCTGGAACTTCAGGAACAAGAGGTACTTCTGGAACTTCTGGTTCAAATGGATCATCTGGTACTTCTGGTACATCCGGTTCAAACGGTTCTTCTGGAACTTCTGGTTCTAATGGATCAAATGGCTCATCAGGTACAAGCGGTACATCCGGCTCAAATGGTAGCTCTGGAACATCAGGTTCTAATGGTTCAAACGGAAGTTCTGGAACTTCTGGAACAAGAGGTACCTCAGGTACGTCTGGTTCTAATGGGTCTTCTGGAACATCAGGTTCTAATGGCTCAAGTGGAACTTCTGGAACAAGCGGCGCTACTGGTGGAACTGGTTCTTCTGGAACTAGTGGAACAAGCGGAGTTTCTGGTGCATCAGGTACGGCTGGAACATCCGGAACAAGCGGTGGAACTGGTGGAACTGGTTCAAGCGGAACATCCGGAACTACTGGTTCTTCTGGAACTTCAGGCGGTACTACTGGAACTATTACATCAAGTACAGTTGACCGAATAGCCTACTTCTCTGCAGCAACTACCATAGCTGCAACAAATATGCACTACGATGTTACAAACGGCAGACTATCTATTGCTAATGGAACCGGTCCAACTTATCGATTAGAAGTAGGCGGCGATATTTATGCAACTGCTAATATTATAGCATACTCAGATAGATCAGTTAAAGATAATGTGAAGACCATCACTGATGCTCTAGCTAAGGTAACATCAATGAGAGGAGTTACCTTCACCAGAAATGATCAAGAGGATAAGACTCGAGTTCATGCGGGTGTTATTGCACAGGAAATGGAAACAGTATTTCCGGAAGTTGTATTTGAAAATGAGAATGGCACCAAGGCAGTTGCCTATCCAGCACTTGTATCAGTCCTAATTGAGGCAATCAAGCAGCAACAGCACCAAATTGATGACTTACGGGATCAAATTGAAAAATTATTATAAGTAATGCCGATAGACGGAACACCAACTGGAGTAATGGCGGTCGTTTGGGCGCCAGACGACAAATCTTCGATTGCTGCACTATTAACTCAACAGTCTGGGGCTTCTGCCAGTGTCGGGAATCAGATTTACCCAGATAAGACGGGCGCTCCTGAGTTTAGATGGAAAATACTCAGTGGTACATATGCTGGTACTTATGACATCAACCGAAATGACCCACAAGGATTAAGCTATTGGGCTGCAGCCAACGCAGTTGCAGGTGCAATTGGATTTGACCAGTTTTATAATTATCGACACTGGACTGATGAGCACACATATGACGGCGAAGTTATGAATAATTCTTCGTTTGACATAATGGTTGAATTAGTGATAAACGATGGAACCAGTGGTCCTTATACCTATTTTACTAATACCCCATTTAGTACTGGCCTCACGAGTATAAACGGTGGACCAGTTACATATTACTATCAGCACTTCATGCCAAATGCAGACTTTGAGCATACCATTAATTTAGACAATAGTGCACCATTCCCAGTAAACTTAGTGCAGCTTCGGCTAACTGACATTGATACTGGCTTTAATATTGCCGACTTTGTTGGTGGACCTCCAATATCGATACCTCCAGGCCCGATCTCGTTTTTCACCCCTGGATTACCATTTTTTAGAAGATATTCTATTACAATTGAAATTGCTCCATAATTAGTTAAAAACAAAAATAAATAAAATCATGACTACTAATATTCAAAACTATTCAATACTCGGCAAAACTGCAACCAGTATTAAATTTATACCCATGACCTATGAATTAGGCGCAACCTCAGTTTCTGTGATTTATCAATTAATGGATAGCGGCAATGCAATTATCTGTAGTGGTGCAGTTCGGTTAACTGATATATCTGATTGGGGTACAAATGATAGTGTTATTGTTACCAAAGTCTTAACTGCCCTAGGCTTAACTGCTGCATAATTTTTTTAAGATTACATAACCTTATTGCTAAACTTTAGTATAAAATAAAAAGTTTAGCAAAAGGCATGTCGATTAAAATTAAAGCGCACACCTCAATTATTGGGGAAACTGGATACAATTGTCATTCTAGAAATTTCTTTAAAGCCCTAAATTCTCTAGAAGATTTAAGAGTTGATGTCAGAAATTGGACAGTAGGTTCAACCTGGACGGGTTATAATAATGATGAACCTCATAATGATGAGTATTATATTGATACTGAGTTAAAAACAATCCTAACTCAACAAACTTTACAGACCCCAAACCTTTCACAAGAGTTTCCACTATATCAAAACTATCCAAATCCTGGAAAACCTGATGTTCACATTGTCTTAAATGATGTTAATCATAAATATTTTGGTGATAAGTATGATGGCCCAAAAATTGCCTATAATGTTTGGGAAACTACTAAATATCCAGAAGATTTTTTTAAACACTTACAAACCTTTGACCAAGTTTGGGTTCCAAGCAGCTGGCAAAAAGAGTGCACAATTGTCCAAGGAATTCGAGCCGATAAAGTAAAGGTTGTACCTGAGGGAGTTGATACCCAAATGTTTAAACCCATTTCTCGAGAGACCTCATTTCCAGAAGGTCGCCCATTTAGATTTGTTGTAGTTGGCCGCTGGGAATATCGCAAATCTACTAAAGAAATTATAAAAGCATTCATTGATACCTTTTCAGAAGATGAAAATGTTGAACTTATCCTAAATGTTGAAAATCCATTTGCAAATGACGACTGTTCAAATACTCAAGAACGTCTTGCCAAATTTGGCTTAACTCATAAAGGCATTAAAATACTTACTCATTTAAGCAAAGCTGACTATGTCAACTTATTACAAACGGCTGATGTATTTGTTTCTTGTGCTCGTAGTGAAGGTTGGAATCTTCCACTAATTGAGGCAATGGCCTGCGGTACCCCATCAATCTATTCTGATTGGGGAGCTCAATTAGAATTTGCTGCAGGTAAAGGTTTACCAGTAGCAACCCATGGAGAAGTTCCAGCTGGTGTTGCAAATGACGAATCTTGGAATCCAAATGCTCCAGGTAATTTCGTTGAGCCAAACTTTGAAGATCTTAAGCTTAGACTTAGAGAAGTTTATGATAATTATGAAATTTATAAAAAATCCGCGCTAATGGAATCAAAACAAATCCGAACCCAATTCACTTGGGAAAATGCAGCAAAAATCGCACAAGATCACATCCAGGACCTCATTCAACCTGAGGTAAATGAATACTCAACTGACTTTGCATGGGTGACCTGCGGTAACCTGGCCTATATGCCGATCATTCAGAAATTAGCTGAATCGCTATTGGAATTCTCAAACCGTAAACTTATTGTTTATGGAATTGACTGTGATGTTCCGTTTGACTATTTGCCAAATGTAATTGCCCGAAAATTAACAATTCCCTACTATTCAAACTATGATAAATGGTATTGGAAGCAATATGCCTGTCTTGCAGCCTTTGAAGAAAGTTTTGAAAATTTTGTTTGGTTGGATGGTGATATTATTGCAAACCATACAATCGATAAATTATCAGAGCATTTTGCAAATATCGAAAACTATCCATTAGCTGATATTCATGTACAGGAAGATTTTATTGGATATTATACAAAACCTGACGGTTCAAGAGGTCAGCAATTATTTAATGAAAATTTATGCAAAGCCAAAGGAGTTAAGCGTCTTGCTACCAAAGCCCATATTTGCATGTACGTATACAATCGAAATTGCGAATGGTGGTTTAATGAAATCTTAACAGTATATAAAGAAACTGATCTTGCGGACTATCCAAGTTTATTACAATGGAATGATGAAGGTATTGATAATTACCTAAGATGCAAATATGGTTATAATAGGTTTTTACCAATTTCAAATTTTGATGTTTCTGAATGGGACGGCGATTTACTTGGAACAACTGGCAAAGCAATGGAACACTTTATTTCTTTTTGGAGAGATCAAGGCCCTAAGAATTTTGGAAAAGTATACGGCTGGCAATTTATCCCAAAGAATAAAGACCAAATTCTATACTTTCATGGAAATAAAAATCTAGGCTTTGCTCAAATCATGATTGACCATATTAAAGCTCAAAGAGACCAAAATTTCCATGATACTGAATATTTCTTTGTTGCTAAGGACGAAATTAAAAATTTAGGTTCAATTAAACAAGTACAAGGTGGTACAATGGATATTGCCTATAAATACGGATGGGATTATGCAATTTATCATGAAATTTATAACTTAACTGATTATGAACATCCACACCGCTCAGAAAATCCAGTTGTTAAAATCCAACCAGGAGATGTAGTGGTTGATCTTGGTGGAAATATTGGAATCTTTACTCGGTATGCATATCATATGGGAGCAAGTAAAATTGTAACCTTTGAACCTGATCGTAGGTATTTTGAGATCCTAAAACAAAATGCGCCAGCAAATGCCGTCCTATTTAATGCAGCAATTGGAGATCAATTAGGAACCTTAACCTTAACTGAAAGTTCTCACTTAGGTGGCTCTAACTTATGGCATCAAAAAGATCCAACTGTTACTCAATACGACGTTAATCTATATACCCTAGACTATATTTTAGACAATGGTTTAATTGACCGAATTGACTTCTTAAAGGTAGATATTGAAGGTTCTGAAATTATTGCACTAAAAGGCATTAGTGATGCTAACTTAGCTAAGATTCGAAATGTTGCAGTTGAATATCATCATGAACACCTTAATTTTAATGAAGAATTACGTGATGAATTTATTGTCAGATTTAACAGATTAGGTTTTAATTCATACTTACTATTTTGCGGCCCTAATAATGCACTACAATTAATTTATTTTTGGAAATAATATGAGATCACTAAATACAATTGCCCTTTCTAAAGGCACTGACAAATCTTCTGAAATTCACAACTATTGTGTAAAATACGAGAAGTGGTTACCATTTAACCAATTAGAGCCTTTAAAAATTCTTGAAATTGGGGTATTGCATGGAGAGTCTCTTTCTACTTGGAGAGAATACTATCCAAATGCAACAATTATTGGCATTGATATTGAACCTTCATGCAAACAATACGAAAATCCAGATAAAAAGGTTTTTGTAGAAATTGGGTCTCAAGATGATGCTAATTTTTTAAAATGGGTTGCCCAAAAATGGGGACCATTTGATATGGTACTTGATGATGGGTCTCACATTAACCGTCATGTAATTACCTCATTTAATCATTTAATTGACCACGTAAAACCGGAAGGAGTATATGTAATTGAAGATACTTGCACGTCGTATTGGGAAGATTACGAAGGCGGTTTTAAACACCCAGGTTCCTCTATTGAATTTACAAAAAATCTAGTAGATGATATTAATTTTAATGGGCAAATGCAAGAAGAATTTTGGAACGTGCATGCTAGAAGAGAAGACTTCTTAACTAAACAGACAAAAGAAAAAGGTTTAACAATTCGCACTGATATTGAATCAGTAAATTTCCTAAATGGAATAACAATAATAACAAAAAGATAAGTAAAAATGGCACATCCTCAACAGCAAGAATTTTGTAAAAAAATGAGTGGTATTTTCCCAAAATATTTCACTGGCAAAAAAGTTTTAGATATTGGATCATTGGACATAAATGGCAATAACCGATTTATGCTAACCAACTGTAATTATATTGGATTAGACGTGGGAGAAGGCCAAAATGTTGATGTTATCCAAGTTGCTCATTTATATGATGCACCAGACGAGCAGTTTGACTTGATAATTTCAACTGAAGTATTTGAACATGATATGTTCTATGAAATGTCATTACAAAACATTATTCGAATGCTAAAACCTGGTGGAGCATTTATATTTACATGTGCTTCAATTGGAAGACCTGAACATGGAACCAGAAAGTCAGATGGAAGTTGGGCAGCTCCATTGCTTGCAAATATTTCAGAAGAATGGTCTGATTATTATAAGAACTTAACCGAAGAAGATATTCATAAAGTAAAAGGTTTTGACGAAGCTTTTCCAGATGGAGTTTTTGAATATAATTCAAACCCAGGCGATCTATATTTCTTTGGAGTTAAAGGTGGAATTGCAAATGACATAAAATACTCAGTAGATAATAGACCTTCAATAATTAGGCCGAATGAATATCCTGATGATATTTTTGTTGTTGATACTTGGCCAAATACTCCAGAAAAAGAATCTGACCTAATTGAGTGTATTAAAAAACTTAGAGAATTTTCAGGAATTCCAATCTTATTGGTTTCGCATTATGCAATTAAACCGGAAATTCAAAAATTAGTTGACTATTATTTGTATGATAAAGAAAATCCACTGCTATTAAATTCTGAATTTGAAGAATATAAAGTAGGCAGCGGTAGATGGTGTACATTTGGAAAAACTAGAGTTGATACAGAAATGGAATATCACCATGACTATGCAATTTGGAGATCAATGACACATGCTTTTAATTTCTGTAAATATCTAGGAAAGAAGATGATTCACTTTATGGAATATGATAATCTACTTGATACCTTTCAATATCGCCAAGCCTTTTTAGAAAGAGCTCATCAGCATGATGCCGTAATTTATGAATATCATGAAGGCTCGGTAACTGATACTCACCTAGCTAAATTTATGGCAACCTTTATTTTCTCAATTAAAACTGAGGTTGCCCTAAATATTATAAATGAAGTAAAAACAAAAAAGGATTACTTTATGGATCGCCCAAATGGTTGGCAATTAGAAAGAGTATTTTTACACTATTTAGAAAAACACGCTAAGGATATTTGGGTAACTAATTATATTGCAAATTCAAATGAATTAAATACACAAGCTGTTTGGAATAGAGATGGTATCCTAAGAGACGATGCTAAATTTCAAATTTATACAGCAGCTGACGATTTTAATAATTTATATTTACATCTAGTTTCAGGATTTCACGATGAACCTGCAACCAAAGATTACCTACTTGAAATTAAGTATAATGGAACAGTGCAGTTTACTACTCTTAAAAAGGGAGACTTTCTACTTATTAAATTAGGCGAATATCGTAAAGGTTATACAGTAACTGTTAATTATTTAGGTAAATGCGCATTCACTCAATTTTTAAATGATGACTTCCAAAATTTTGCAAAAATGAATCATGTAACAATTGATGGAGTTCAGGCACTACCTACCGTAAATCATAATTTAGTAGATGGACCGTTTGTTGAATTAAAAACTACAAGTCCAATGAAATATCAAGTAGACTTTATTGATAATGAAACTGACAAATTAGTTTATTCAACAAAATTAAGCGGCGGAGCGTGGGCAAAAAGTTCAATCAAATATTTTAAAGATTGGAAAATTAAAGTTACGGACCAGAACGGAAATCCAGTAATAATATTTAATACTGACCTAAAAGGCAAGCGTGTCTATATTCCACTAGAGTCAAAAGCACTAGGCGATACTTTAGCATGGTTTCCGTATGTTGAAGAATTTAGAAAGAAGCACGATTGTATTATAATCTGTTCAACTTTTTGGAATCAACTATTTAAAGATACTTATCCAAATATTGAATTAATTGAACCTGGCCAAATGGTAACTAATTTACATGCAATGTACAGAATTGGATGGTTCCATAATGGAGATAATATTGATCGTGAAAAAAATCCTAGAGATTTTAAATTAGGTCCATTACAAAGAACTGCAACCGATATTTTAGGTTTGGAATATAAAGAGGTTAAACCAATTATTAATTATCCAACTGGTCCAATAGTTAAGAAAAAAGTAGGCCTTGGAATTCATAGTACTGCTCAAGCAAAATATTGGAATAATCCAACCGGCTGGCAAGAAGTTACAGATTGGTTAATTGCAAATGGTTATGAACCTGTAATATTATCTAGAGAAGAAGACGGTTATATGGGAAACCGCAATCCGGTTGGAGCTGCTAAACTTGAAGCTGGTACAATTGACCGAGTAATTACTGAATTAACTGAATGCGCAGCATTTATTGGAATAAGTAGTGGATTAACTTGGCTAGCTTGGGTAACAAATACTCCAAGTATTCAAATCTCCGGTTTTACTGAACCTTATAATGAACCAGATGGCGATATTATTAAATTAGCTGCACCAACTGGAGCTTGTTCAGGTTGCGCAAACCGATTAAGGCTTAATGCTGGTGATTGGAATTGGTGCCCAGATCAAAAAGGTACACCTCGTCAATTCGAATGTTCAAAATTAATCACTGCTGATCAGGTAATTGAAAAGTTAAAGACAATTCTAATATAGATAATTCTATATGCTATTAAACGCCAGACAAAACAGTTTTCTCATAAACTTACCAATGGACTTCTTTAATGATGTAGTACAGCAAAAGTACAACAAATATTATAGAAGTCTGCTATTGCCATATAAGTCATTATCTGATTTTATGGCATCAACTATACAAACTGTGAATTTTCCAGGATTTTCTTCAACTTTACCAACTCAAATCCGAACACTTGGCAAGATTCAAGAATTACAGAGTGCAAAACCAATAGCTGATCAATTTACTAGAGAGCTTAAATTAACTTTTAAGTTAACTGATGCATACCTAAACTATTTTATATTTTTAGATAATGCGCTAAATTATTTAGAACCAGCAAATGTTAATCCAGAGAATCTTGGCAATAATTCATTAGGCCAAGCGTTAACGGTAAATCCAATCTCAAATGTAAATCATCCATTCTTTCATCCAATCCGATTAACTCTCTTAAATAATGAAGGTTATGCAGTTTCGTCTATTATTTTTAATAGACCAATGCTAAAGTCATTAAGTGAAATGAATCTATCATATTCATCAATAACTCCGCAGTTTACAACTTTCACTGCAACTTTCCAATATTATAATTTTGATCTGGAATTAGATTTTGACTAATTATGCATTTTGATCAACAAATCCAAAGCAAACTGTACAATAGTATTCCGACACGGTGTAATTAAAACTTACCATACTTACGGTACCGTCTATTCGAATAATATTATATCCTTCTTGTCCAGTAAACTGAGTGTATTGAGTTCCATTAACTGCATTTTGATAAGTGGTAGCAGTTTCCCAAATTGGAGTAAATGGCGCAGATACTTGAACTGGCACCTGTAATCCAGGATTACCTACGCTGGCAAATGCAACCAATGGATCTGTAACAGGTTGGCTAAATATTGCTGTAAATATTCCAGCTGATTGATTTAAAATTTGAATACCATCAAACGGTACTCCATATTCTTCTGGGAATGTATTTGCCGCATACATACCAGTATGCTGTTCCATACCTCCAGCGCTTTGACTAATTGTAATTCCAATTGAGTTTTGACCTACTCCTGATGCTGAACTTCCGGTAACTGAACTAATTGTCATCCATTGAAATCCTGAACTTCCAAAACTTGACCAATTATTCCAATATCCGTTATCAGTTAACCAGGTACTTGCAGCATTGCCGCTTATAAAAACTTGGCCGCTTACGCTATTTGCAACGTTAATGAAAGCTGCTTCGGTCAATGAGGTTGCTCTATTAAATCCAACTGATGCAGTTGTACCGAATATTGGAGTTGGGTGTAGTCCATCAGGCTGCGAATACGCAATAACATATCCCAAATCTTCATCAGGACCTTGCCACCATTGAACTCCACCAGGTGAAGTTGTGTAATCTTGGGCGTCTACGCTAATTGCTAGATCTCCAACTTGGTCAGTTCCAGCAATTGGAGAACCTGTATTGTATGCAAATGATTTTGAAGTTGACATTTGTTTATTTTATTATTTTAAGTATTTGGACTGTTTTGATCAACCCATTCAGTTTTAGTTAATTTATCACCACCTGGGCCTTTACGATTAACTTCAAATCTTTCAATAACATTTGAACTTTTACGTTTAGAAGTATGTTCAAAACTAGGTAAATATGTCTCAACGTCAACTGATAAAATAACGTTTAGTTTATTATTTTCAAGCATTGTAAACTTATAAGTCTTATCAACTGTTTCATTTGCCGGAAATTGAAATTGAGCAGGAATTCTTACTCCGTGATATTGAAAATACATTACCCGGTTTGAATAAAAAATATGTAACATATTTTCAGCAATCTTAAATGCTTTATTTAAGTTATCACAAATAATTTTAATATCGAATTTAATTGACATTGGAAAAGAAAATAGCTGAGCTGAATAGCCAGTTAGGATATTTTCATCATTTTCTCCTCTTTCAGGTTCAGTAAAACTACCCCTAACAAACTTATTTGTAATATCAGAAGGTTTAACTTGGAAGCTTGACAAAGTTACAATTCCTCTAGGAATAATATCATAGGTGCCTTCTGCTGCTGGAATGCGACAGTTATCTGGCAGGCCAATATAAAAATCCTTTAAGAAGCCTTCATCTGTTCCATAATTATAAAGAAATGGAACTTTAAAAGTTTCATTATGATCATTCCTTGCAATAATAATCTCCATTTCTCCGTTTAACAAATCAAGCAAGGCAATTGTTAAATTTCTTAGAAAAATATCGTCTGTGTTTAATGTTTTCATCTGGTTTATTTATTTATGTCCAGACTCAACTCTTAGAAAATAAAAAAGGTACCCAATGCTGGATACCTTTTTGTGGTGGAGATAGGCGGAATCGAACCGCCGTCCAAAAAACCTCTAATTAAACTTTCATTTACACGCTTAGTCCATTTTTCTAATTGGACGAAATATCTTATTCTTTAACGACTTAAAGTTAAAGTCGGTAACGGTTCGACTTGGCCGCTACGCCATGCTGGTTTTGCAACTTTGGTTAGTCAAGCAGTTGCCGCTTGGTTACTTATGCAGCTAAAAGCTCTTCAGTAACAGGAGTGTTAACGCCTTGGTTAACTAGGCTCCAGAAAGTAGTGTTGCCACTTATTGTTTGTAATACATTTTAACGAGTCTTAGCATCATCCTCGGCGTGCAAGCGTAACCGATAATTTCTGTCAAAACCGGTTATCCCCATATAATAACTATTATACCTAATTATTTATACAGGTGGTCTCTTTCATAAACGTTTTACTCTGCTGATAAATAACCTAAAAGAAGCTACTCCTTAAATGGCAAACCTTACTAAACAAAATACCAGTCTAAGGCTCTTTACTAGTTTAAATATACGAGTTAGAGATATTCTTAGCGAAACTATACAATTCTTACAAACAAAGTTTAAACAGAGCCGTTCTGTATTTACTGCAGCTTCTCCATTTGGGCAGCTATTAATTGTTGTAGAAAACTTAAGTCAACTTATTTTTTATTATATTGAAGACTCAATTACTGAACTAAATATAAATGAAGCAAGTCGAGTTTCATCAATCTATTCATTAGCCACTTTGGCTGGCCATAACCCAAGTAGAGCAATTGGTGCAACTGGTCAAATCCGACTTGTTAGAAAACCCAATATTACAGCGCCGGCCACTAAAGTTGTGCTTAATAACCTATTTAGAGTTCGTTGTGAAAATAATGGACTTACCTATGCAATTGAACTTACTCAAGAAGAAGTTAGACTTGCACTAAGTGGTGCAGAAACTACTGCAATTTTTAGTATTCGTCAAGGCCAAATTGAATCCCAAACATTTACAGCAAAAGGTATTGCATTTGAAAGCTATCAAATGGGAGCACCAAACAATTTTTATATTGATAATTTTATCGTTAATGTATACGTTAATGGAGAGAAATGGACCAAATACGAGTCCTTATTAGATATTCCAAGAGGAGCAAAAGGTTTTCTTGCAAAAACCGGTATAACAAATGGATTAGACATCTATTTTGGTAATGGATCATTTGGTAAAATTCCAAATACCGGGTCAACCATTGTGGTTGAATACTTAAATACTGACGGTTCTTCTGGCAATGTTAAAGTTGATAATAATGCACAAGTAGTATTTTCTTTTGTTGATACTGGATTTTCTCCAATTGGGGAAGAAATTATAATGAGTGACTATTTTACAATTGTAACAATAAGTGCTCCAAATTTTGGAGTAGACCCAGAGGATCCTACCTTAACCCGATTAATTGCACCGCGAGCATCAAAAAGTTTTGCACTAGTTAATCTAGATAATTATGAAGTTCTATTGCAAAAAATGCAAATGTTTTCAACAATTAAAGTATTTCTAGATCAAGATTCAACTGGCAATATCCTAGATTCTAGAATGATTAATTTATTCTTAGTACCAGATGTTACCCAAATGTTTAAAAATGGAACTGATTATTTTAATTTACCAATCAGCAATTTTAAGTTAACAAATTTTCAAAAGAACGAGTTAATGAAATATGTTGAAAAATCTGGAACAAAAATGATTTCAACTGACTTAAAAATAGTTGATCCAAAAATTACCAGATACATTATTAATCTAAGTATTATTGCGTTTGATGATGTTTCTCAAGATATTGTTAAGTCTGATATTGCTGATGCTCTAGGTAAATATTTCATTAAATTAAAACGCCAAGATCGTGTTCCAAAAAGTGATTTAATTACAGTAGTTGAAGCAATTAATGGAGTTGATTCAGTTAGTATTAATATGCTAAGCGAGCTTAATGAACTTTATAGAACTGCAAATCCAGCAAGTGAAACTCTAGTAGGGCTTGATGATTTTAACGATATTATTATTGGGTTAGACGAATTTCCAGTAGTACGTGGAGGTTGGACTGATTCTCAAGGTAATAAGTATGCCGAAGGTTTATCCGACTCGGCACTAGGCGCACTAAATATTTCAATTAAAGCACAAGTTGCTCGTAAAAATACTGGAATTATATGATAAGAAACTCTCTATACCAAAAGGTGTATAATAGAAAAGACAAACGTCTTCATTTAGGTTATATGTATAAAGATAACTTAATGAAGCGAGTCCTTTCAAATCAAATGTTTGGAGCAAACCCAATACTAGATTCGTTTATTGCATATATTGAAGCTTACATATACGAGCATATTGAGGCAGTTAAACAAATTAAAATATTTGCAAATCCAGCGCTAGATAAGAATGAAAATCGACTAAACTAATGTATGGCTGGACCAGTATTCTCAAAGGAAAAAAAGGCTCAAATTAAGGGCGAACTTGAATCACTATTGAGTAGCTACTCAGGTGGACCTAATCAGGAAGACGATAATATTGATGAGCAACTTGCTGAAATTGCAGCAGCACCTCCATTGGATTTTATTGAAATGAATGCAGGTTTTGAAAAGCAGGCTAAAAATATTACCGACTCTCTTCTTTCGTTTTATGTTGATCTTGGCGTACTAGACAAGCATGAATATATTAAACAGAAACAGGTTCTTGATAATTCAAGTATTCAAAATATTTTCTTTCAATTAAAAACCATTCGAATGGCAATTGAAAAAATTGCTGAAGAAATTAATCAAGGAAATACTCATCCTAGACTATTTGAAGTATTTGGACAACTACAAGATAAATTAACAGCTGTTGTAAAAACTCAAGCAAATTATATGTTATTTCTAGAAGATACCTATAAAAAGGTAAATCAAGATATATCACAAAAAGAATTAGGTGGAACCGGCCCACAAGCAAGAGCAATACCGCAAAGTTCAAGCGATTACTACATCACAGCCGGTACAAAAAATTTAATAAAAGAAATTGACGCTCTTGAAATAGAAGAAGATACTTCTGATTCAAGACACTTAACTCACCCAGGTAGAAAAGCTGAAGTTATGATAGAAAGAGGCGTATCCAATGTTATTATTACAGAAGATAGCGATATTGATTATATGGATGACGTCAATTCATTAATATGAAAGATTTTATAGCAAATAGTGGAAGTCGAACTCAGATGAAGCTTTCTGACCTTGACCAAGAGAATAGTGCGATTTGGACAACAGTTAAGGTGCAACAATTACTTGATGATTTTGAAAATGGGGCAATTGATATTAAAACAATCAAAAATTCTCCATTTAAAGACAATGATCCAGTTTGGAAGAAGGCAAATATTGTATTTGAATATACGCCAGAAGAACTTGAAGAAATCCGAAAATGTAAAGCTGACCCAGTTTATTTTGCTGGTAAATATGCTCAAGTAATGCAGGAGCAAGGTATTGAGCAAATTATCTTGCGTGACTATCAAGAAGAAATTATCAGGTCATTTAAGAATAATCGATTTAATTGCCTGATGGCAAGTCGCCAAATTGGAAAGACTGTAATGTCCGGTGTATTTATTGCATGGTACCTAATCTTCCATACTGATAAAAATGTTCTGGCTGTAGCGAATATTGCATCAACTACTAAAGAGGTTTTGGATAAGATTAAATCAGTACTTGAAAATTTACCATTCTTCTTAAAACCTGGCTGTATTTCAAATAACGTAATGTCAATGAAATTTGACAATGGCTGTCGATTAATTGGACGTACTACCACTAAAAATACAGGTATTGGTTTTACAATTCATGTATTATATATTGATGAGTTTGCACATATTAATCCATCGTATCTTGACTTCTTTTATCGAGCAATTTATCCTACAATTTCAGCCTCATCCAATTCAAAGATTATAATAACGTCCACGCCAAATGGTATGAACCGCTTTTACGATATTTACATGGATGCAATGAACGGTGCAAATACGTATGTTCCATTAAGAGTAGATTGGTGGCAAGTTCCAGGTCGTGATGATGCATGGAAGCAATCAACAATTGCAAACTTAGGATCAGAAGAAGACTTTAACCAAGAATATGGGCTACAATTCTTTTCATCAGATAAGTTACTGCTACCGTCTAAAGATCTTAAGAAAATATTTAACTTACGCACATCATACGTCATCCCAGAGTGGGCTCAAAGCCCAGATCACTTAGCAATATTAGATGGCTTTACTGTTCATCCAAACCTTGCCAAATTAACACCAGATGATATTAAAAACGATGGTAATAATTATATTTTTGCAATTGATACAGCTGATGGATTAGGTAGAGATTATTCAGTAATTAATATTTTTAAGTTAGCAGCACTTCCATTAAAAATGCTAGATCAAGTAAAAGACTTTATTAAAAATGAAGGCGATATTTTTACACTAGTACAAGTTGCAACGTTTAGATCAAACAAAAAAGATATTAACGAATATTGTAACACTTTAGAACATTTGTTGTATAATATCTTTAATCCTGAAAAAGTTAAACTTTTAATTGAGCTTAACCATAAAGGAGAATGGGTAATGGATAAACTAACACAAAACGAGGATTTTTGGCCAGGTCAAGTAATTCATTCAAAGCACACAACCACTTCTATAAATTGGAAACCTGGATTAAAGATGACAGAGACAAATAAGACTAAATATTGCGAACGTTTTAAATATTTAGCTGCTGTAAATAAAATTTTACCAAATGAACATAAAACAGTTCATGAGCTTGGTGCATTTGGCCGATCAAGTAATGGTAATTACCGAAGTCAAAGCGGAAATGACGATTTAGCAATCACATGTGTTGAAACCGCCGCATTCTTTGAATCACCAAATTTTTGGGAATTAGTAAATGAAGAACTTGACAGATTACCTAAAGAGTATTTGTCAAAAGTATATTCATTATATTTAGGAGAAGCTTATCTTGGAAATTCGTCAGGATACGATCACTCTGCCTTACGAGAATTAAATACAACAGCTGAGGTTAAAAAACCTGGTAAACTAATTAATGTATTTGATGAAATGACAATAAATCAAATAAAAAGAACCCGTGACACCTTTTACGGAAATAATTCAAAGTCAGGCTATGAAACATGATGATTTTTTAAAATTCGACTATGGCACTAACAAAAAGCAAATTTTTGATATAGTAGTTGCCCAAATAGATGTAGCCCTTTCAGAAAAAAGGCCTCACATCTATATTAAAAAACTAAAAATCGTTGATGAAGAATTAGACGTTATTGCAGAAAGTAAAGATTGGCCAGATTGCTTAACAAAAGCGCTTGCCTTTTACAAGCAAATTGAAGATTATGAATCTTGTTCAAAATGCCAAAAATTATTGGATAAGATCAATACTAAACCTAAACCAAAAAAAAGAATCACTAAATCTAATGGCTGAAAGACCGCAATCAAAGAGAAAAACTCAATCTTTTAAACCTGAATTAACGGAAAAGGAGTTAAGGCAAATTAGCTTAAAACCTTCACAGGCTGATTATTTACAAAAGATTATGTCTAGTGACATAACTTTGTGTTATGGACCTGCTGGGACAAGTAAAACGTTTACTGCATGTCTAGCTGCACTAAAACTTTACTTAGGTGGAAAAATTAAAAAAATTATCTTATCTAAACCTATCCAAGAGTCTGGAGAGAAGCTTGGTTTTTTACCTGGAGAAATAAAAGATAAAATTGATCCATTTATGGAAAGTTATCGATCAAATTTGGTAAAATTATTAAATGATCCCAATAATGTTGGTTGGTTAGAAACTGCTGGAGTTATTGAATTTAGGCCTCTTGCATATATGAGAGGTGCAACATTTGATAATTGCTTAATGATTTTAGATGAAGCTCAAAATGCTGATTTTAAACAGTTAATGCTATTCATTACTAGGATGGGTAAAGATTCTAAGGTATTAATATGCGGAGATGTAAGCCAATATGATATCGCAAAGAGTAAAGTAGCTTTACCTGATTTTATTGAATTGCTTAGTGGAATTAATGGATTAAGTGTGCATACATTTAAAGATGAAGATATTGTGAGAAATAAAATACTAATCCAGATAACCGAAAGATATGATAAATGGAAATCCGCTAACCCAAATAAATACACCAACTAACCCAACTACATGAGCGCATACGATCTACTGAATAAGCAATTAAATGACGAAATGCAAAGCCTTGCTGAACTTATTAAGTCAGGCAAATATACAGAAAAGGATCGAAACCGCTTAGCCTCAATCATGTATCCAAAATTAAAATATTTTATTTGGAAATTTTTTAATGATTCGGATGAAACTGACGAGGTATTGCATAATACCCTGTTTAAAATATTTAAAGGAATTGCATCATATAGTGATAATTATCGGTTTACTACTTGGATTTATACAATTGCAAAGAATGAGGCACTACTTCATCAACATAAATTAAAGCAGCAATATGCAACAAGTTTAGATAATTTAACCAAACCATTAAATATACCAGATGACTCGGCTTATACTTTTGAAAAGGAAGTATATTTTGATGATTTATATAATATGACCAGGTTTGAAATTAATGCGCTGCCTGAATGTATTGAAAAATCGATATTAATTGATAAAGAATTACATCATATGCGAGGTAATGAGATTGCTGAGAAATATGAAATGAATTTGAATACGGTTAAAACCAAAATCAGAAAAGCTCGTAAAATGTTAAAAGAGGCCGTGTTGACTAAAAATCCTCACATGGTTGATAAACTAGGAGAATATTTTTAATTATGAAACTACTTAACTATTTAAACCCGATTGATGCATTTAGTTCAGCTAAACTAATTGCAAAGGACATTAGCAATTATCTTTTTTACCGAAAGAAAATAACTGGGCTGGAAGAGTCTGGTTTTATTAAAGGTTTTAAGATGCGAGCTGATTTGTTAAAGCGAGTATATTATGTTATTAACTTGGAGCCAGAAACCCTATTGGCTACTGGCGATTTAATTGATCTTGAAAAAAGTAGAGTATTTGACTCAGTTTCTAAATTTCAAAATAAATTCGCAGACCTAAATCTTACTGAGATAGTAGATATTTCAACAAAACGAATTAAATCTGCCGACTATTATGCCTATTTAGTTTGGGTAAAGTGTAAATTCTTCTCAGAAAGGTCAGATTTCTTTAGAGTTATTGTATTTGGTGCTGCTTTATATTATGCAATTAGCACCGGGCTGTGGATTTATCACAATAATGCTGATGTGCAACTGTGGATAACAAATAAACTAACTACCAAGTAAATAAATAACCAAAAAGATATTTTAACCATGAATTTTATTAAACTTCATTTTGAAAAATTTATATTAGCATTTATGCTAATCGTGTTTGTTCAACAGTGTAATAATTCTAGTCGACTTTCTAAAATTGAAAAACAGGACAAAATTACAAATTCCCAATTAGATTCAATTTGTACTACTAAAGAGCTTAATAAGTACCTTGAAATCGAAGGATTAAAAGCTGAAAAGCGCATGATTCAATCAACTGATCGTAAAATATTTGATGTTAATCGTCAATCTGAAATTGATTTAGCAATTAAAAAATTAGAATCTTCTAAATAATGAGTAAAAAAGCCGTTAGTTATTTTATAATAGGCACGTTTGTTACTTTATATTTGCTAGTTTCAATAATTTCAACAATCCACGTTATTGATTTCTTTAGCATGTCTAATCCTCAATGGCTAGCAATAAGCTTAGCAATTGCGTTTGAGGTTGGAGCAGCAGCGTCACTTGCCTCACTTATTACCCTTGACAAAATGAATAAGGGTATTGTTTGGATGCTATTTCTTTTATTGACAGCAATGCAGGCAATGGGAAATATGTATTATGCATACGTTCATTTAACCAATTTTCAAGGTTGGATAGAATTATTTGGACTAGTTGAGGAAGAATTAATTTATCAAAAACGAATTCTTTCTATTGTAAGCGGCGCAATTTTACCAATTGTTGCACTTGGATTTATTAAATCACTAGTTGACTATATTAAACCTGATAATAAAGTTGGTGAGATTGTTAATCCTCAAATCACTGATGCAGTTACTCAAATAGCTAAAGAAACTCAAACTATTATCGCTGAGCCAATAGTTGAAACTACTACACAACCTGTTGAACCTTCATATCTTTCTAAAATCAGTATTGAAATGACTGATATTAACCCAGCTGAAATTAATGAACCTAACTTAAATGAGGTTTCTAAAACGGCGGTTAATGTTCAAGAAATTGCTGACGAACCTAAGGTAGATAATAATATACAAAGAGAACGAAAAATAGACAAAGAATTAGCTAGAGGGAGTAATCCTGGTTCTGGTAAAGTAATGTTTAATGATCGTCCTTAAAAAAGTCTACTATGAATGGCATATATTAATTTTCAAGATGATCCAATTTCAAAAAGGTTTAATAATTCTTTTGCAAACCTATGTGCAGGCGATCCAACTAAAAAGGTTTTAAAGTTATTAGAAAAATGCTTTAATATCTATAGCAAAGGTCAATCTGAGGCAAGCTTTTGTAATCTAAAGGACTTTCTTTATCCAGTTGATAGTTATCAAGTAATTAACTTTGAAGTTTGTGCAGGTGATACGTTATCAGTATTTGATAATGATTTAGTCATTCAAATTAGTTCAGTTATTCCAGGAGATCCTGATCCAGCCCATCCAGGCGATCTTATTTCAGTTGATCTAGACTATCCATTTGGGTTAAACACTGAGTATATGGCACATGCCGGTACTGATTTATCGCCAGAGTATTATATTTTAACAAATGATAAGAACTATAGCCGAGGCTGTTTGTTGTATATTGAGTATCCAAAGACTGATAAAAATGGAGAAATTGTTCTTCCAGCAAACATGTCAAGTAAAATACTATTAGGTGCTTTCAATAATGGAGTAGCTAGCAATATTACTCTACCAGTTTCTCAATTCTTTTCGCATTTCAGTAACCCTGAGACGCTTAACGCAAATAACCTAATAAATAAGATAGAGATAACTAATCCTAATCCTAATTTCAGTATTAAGGTATCAGGTTTAATAGTCTATGTAAAAAGCAATAACGATCCAAATAATTGTGCTTGCTAAAAATATTAAAACCAAATGAACACTACTATTGCTAAAATTTTAAAAACCCACACTGATGCAGATAATGGAACTGATTATACTCCAGTCTTTGTTAATCAAAGTTCTAGAAATATTACTGATTTAGATACTGGAGTAGGCTATTATACTGATACATTTTTCGGAATTCATAATCCAAGCGGTTCAGCAATTACCGTAAATGTAAAAACTGCAGCCCAGGGAATAACTGGAGATGGAGTAGACATTAGACTTAATGCAGGTGATACCTTCTACACAGTAATTTCAAAAATAACAGTAGGTAGCGGAGTTACAGTAGCATTA